GATGTTCATGGTTACCAAACGCGCAGCCTTCTCTTCTGGGAATGCTCGCTCGTTCTGGAAGCAATGAACCCACACACGACGCAAAGTATCCAACTTAAAAAGCTCGTTCTCCTCCACGATCATCACACCGTGAAGTGAAGCCCACGAATCAGCGTATTCGCGCAACGCCTGAACCGAAGGCAGGTGAACCTCGTAGCCGAATCGCTCGGTGCATTCCTTGGCCGACGCTTCCGCGTCCTTCTTGACGTACACCTTCACGGAGTCTTCAGCGACAGCCTTTGGCAAATATCCGTAGGTAGAGCAGTCAGCGACATACTTGTACCGCGTCCGATACTCCTCAATCGACTGCTTCCAGTTCGGATCAGTTGCACCCTGCTCATGCAGGCCGAGGCAATCAGATTCCAACGAGAAAAGGACCGACATGAATGCCGATCCGAATCGGGGCAGACCGCAGATTTGGAAGAGCTTACCTTTCATTTTTTACGCACATCGATGTCCACGCAGCCGTCCGAGCCAAGATGAATATGGCCGCTTCAGAACCGGGAATCATTCCTAGTTCGCTGCAAATTACTGCGGTGTAAAGAGCCGCATTCGGGTAAACATCCTTTCCAGCTTCCTTCATCCACCCATGAAGCTGATTGATTCGGTCATTCGCTTTTGGGAAGTCCGTCGCGATAATCTCTCGCACATGACTCCATGCCGGATCGATTCGATCCTTGAAGAACGAATTGCCAAAGCCGGGAATCTTCATGCCAGCCTCAATGGCCGACTTCAACGCTCGCTCGTCGAACCTTTCGTAAACAAATCGAGCAGGACCAATCGGCCCGTGAGCATCGCCAAGAGTCAGGATGGCTGAAGCGATTCCATTCGTGAGCTGCGCGCTTCCAAAGAATGCGTTTACAGCAGCACCGGAACTCGCATTTTGATTGTTCCGAGCCGCCATGTCATGCGCGTCCAAAACAGCCTGAAGCAGCCGGAGTCTATCCGGCGTTGCATCTTCCAGAGCGAAATCAATGTTCAGGTTCAGAACCATTGCGAGAATCCACCGCCATTTAATCCTACACCGACCATGCGTATCGTTGCGACAGCGTCACCCAGATACTGCATCGTCTGCTCCTGCACAGCTTGAACCGCTTTGGCTTCGTAGGCCACTGCTTCCTGAATCAAATCGTTCTCTTCCTTCCGAATCGCCATGACCATCAGCTTGATGGCGTCAGGACACGGAGGAATGAGGTAGTCATTCACGCTTGTCGCGTTGATATGGCGCATCTTCGCCATCACCGTTACAGGCTTGTCCTCCTCGTTGTTGCAACGGTCAGCGAGATAGCTGCGACGATACTGCGGCAAAGTTTCATCGGGGTCGTAAACTGCCAGATCCGTCTCCAGCGCGGTCGTCGCGTTGTACTCGTACAAACGACTCACCGTATTCGTGGCTTCGCGGATGACTCCGGTCAGTTCGGTGAATTTCTTGGTGGACTGAACATACGGCAAAGCGAGCGTTAGCTTCTCGCCGTCGATCCAGACTCCGCCGCTCTGGGTTCGAATCCACTGACCGTTCTGATCGACTCCTTGCAAGGTGATGGTTTTGCCAACGTCCGAAGCGTCACCAGGGTAGACTCGAAGATAGCTGTTAGTCCCGCCAGACATGTCGCGGTAACTAACCACAGTGCCACGATCAATAAGCTGCTTGCCGACGCACACTTGGTTTCCATTGAGAAGTCCGTATCCGGTTTCCTGAAACTCGAACCATTGATTGCGAACCGTTCCGACTCCGCAACAATCGGCGACAGCTTCAATCGTCTCGATCTGACGCGGCCAAGTGATGCAGCCACCGACCGTGTGGATCGTGAAACGTCCGTAAGCTCCAGCCCACAGACCCTTGTGAAGCAGTCGGCGGCAAGCCTGATTGATGTAGTCGTAAACGCGCGCGTCATCGACGCAAACGCCGATAGCCCGAGCAATCGTTGACCTGATATCTTGGACGATCAGCTTCATTTGGTGTAGTAGACTCGGGCGGTTCGCTTGATGAAGTAAACACCGTAGAACGGCGGCAGGTTGTTATGCGGAGCATCACCACCGGACGAAGTGGTCGGCAGCAGGTTGGCCACGCCTTCCGAACGGTTCGTCGCGCTGAACACACTCGTATCAGCCGATCCTCGCTGAGTAAGGTTGATGTACTGGTCGAGAATCTGATGCGTGTGCGACGGCATCTCGGCGGTAACAAGCGTGTGCTTGTCCTCACCGGCAACAGCGGTCGAGGTGGTCGTTCCGTTGACGCTGACAACCCCGCTCGCCGCAAACGTGCCAGCGCCAACCGGGAATCGAGCTTCGAAATTCGTATCGATAGCCCACATCGAACCGGCGTAAGGATTGCCAGAGTAAACCGTTCCATCGCCACCATCGTAAGATAGGACATCGGCACTCGTTCCAACAAAGATGCGGCGTTCGCTGCTGTTTGCGGCGACAGGATTCTCCCTCGACCAATATCCACCCTGAAAGACCCACCAGTTACCGTTGTTATCGAGCCACGGGTAAACCTGATTGTTCAGCGTCGGAGTCGTCGGACCAAAGTTGAAAAATGAATTTCCAATGGCGCTGTTGAAGTTTGCCTGAGTGCCGCTGATGACATCGTTGGCCAACTGCTGGTAGTTGGTCGGGCAATACCCGATGGGCAAACTCGGGGGCGTCAGCGTGATGAGCGTAAGGTTTGGCATGCTGTTTTAAGGGTTAACGGCTTCCGAGGTGTAGGTCAGCGGGTTGATATCACAGACATCAAGCGGTGTGCAGGCTGGGAACACCGTCCGGCACTCACCAACACTCGGTTCCTGAACATCGTAAGCGTGAACTCGCAAGCTCTTGATCCGGCAATACCCGATGATATTCAACATCACCTGAACCTCGTAAAGGTTGCGAGCCGGTGTGCTGATCGTCTGATTGCACGGCGCATCCGAAGGCGTAGGAAAGCGCATCTTCGGGCGATACTGCGGCTTGAAGTTCGTAATCGGGCAAAGATCCAAACACTGCGTCGTCGTCGCGCATTCGGAGAAGTCGATCCACTCGATCCAGCCAGGATACTGATCGGGTCGATAGGTGACATTGAACGAGACATCGCCCTCAAGCTGATCGATGAACAAGTCGCCAGAATCGAGGCGCTTCAGACCAAACGGAACCTCGAAGTTGTAGGCGCGGCTCTGAACCAGCCATTCGATTTCCTTCTTACCCTCGGCGACGTTGTTGTCGAACTTCTCGCCCTTGGTGATTTCCCAGATTTGAATCGTGCCGTCCGATCCGCGAGCGATGCAGAAGCACTGATCGCCGTAGGCGTTCTCGGTCTTAACAACCTGAAGCGCATCAAGTCCGGTCCAGATTCCAGACCAAGCAGGCGGAAACTTCTTCCGCATCGACGTAATCAGGTCGAAGTCCAAGACCGCCATCGCTTTGTGAATGACTCCCTCGGCATCGTACCGAGGCTGACAGGTCATCAACAACCGATTGTCGAACACGACCGCAGAACTGGCCCACAGGAGATTCGTCTGATCGTTCTCAATGACGTTGAGCATCTCGCTGCTGATCGGGGTGTTGCCCCAATCGGTGAACGAGCGTCGAGCGATGATGAACGAGCGAACGCCATCGACAGCGCGGTAGAAGACATCGCCATTGATGGTGATGGCAGAACGAGCGCCAAGCGCACCGCTCGTAAGCAAGCTGATGGCCTGAATCGGATAGTTCAGGTTCTTCCAGACATCACGATCAACAGGCGCTTGAACCGAGAAGACGTATCGAGGTGTGAAGACTAAAAGCGGACCTTGGCCGAGCGATGTGTCAGGATCGCCTGGGACTGCCATCGCTGTGATGCCGCCTGAATCCGACGGAACCGCAAAGTCTCCGCCCTCATTAAGGAAGGTGTTCTCGGTTTCCTTGAGAACACTGGCTCGCGTTCCATCCCCATAAACGATGTCAGTCGCTCTAAATGAGAATCCATTCGGCAGCGCGTACCAGATGCGGCCATTGACGTAGGCCATGACCTTGCCGCACTTGATTTCGTCATCCGCAGCACGGCGCAGATTTGTGCCGTTGAAGATCAGCGGCCTGCTGAATCCGTCTTGAATGACGACGAAGTTCTCAGCCTGAACCATCCAGCCATCGAGCAGATTCGACGGATTCTTCAGGTCATCGGAAACACTCAGATTCTGAGCCTTGTTCTGAGCAACGTCGTAGAACCAGACCTCGCCGCTGATCAGTATCAGGATGAACGTGCGTCCATCGTCGGCAATGTAAGGGAGCGCACACTGGAACGTACCTGTAAGCGACTGAGGTC